TTGTATAAACAGGTTCATATTCATAAATTGGTGCTACTTCTGTTGTAAAATCTAAAATACTTCCTGTATCTTCTTCAGCATTCCATTTAACTACAGCCTGAAATTCATAAGTTATTTCTGGGTTTAATCCAGTTAAAGGATATGAATAAGATTGGGGTGTTGTTATTCCCGTTTCAACTTCTATATCATCTTCCCAACTTTCACCTTGTTCCCTATATCTAAAGCATAAACTAACTGTTTCTCCTGCTGCATCTGTTAATTCTCCATTAAGTGTTGCTGAATTATAGGTTACATTTGTTGCTGCGTTTGTACTCACTTCTACTCCTGTAAAAGGATAAGCAAAACCTGCCCCGCCATTGTATAGTGCTATTACTTCTTCTTGGCTTAGTGCCTTGTCCCAAATTCCAACCTCGTCTATTATTCCATCAAAATAATTGGCATCATTTTGGAAACTTCCTATCTTTGTAGTCCCGCTTATATCCACGGTAGTATAGGCTGGTTCTGTGGCTTGTAGTACTGAGTTAATATATAAATATCCCTTATGTGTTACACTATCAAATACAAATACAACATGCTTCCAACTTCCTGTGGTTCCTTCAATTAAAAAATCTCTCCAAGCACCATCATAATAACGATAAGTTCCATCATATAGTGCACATATTAGTCTTCCACCATTGGCGTCAAATAATACATTTTGGTCAGCAGGTTCTATAGACTCTGCATTTATCCAAAATTGAAAGCTGTGGCTTCCACTTGCTCCAGCAATTCCAGTTATATCAATATTATCAGTATCCCCCCTTTCTAAATCAAATGCACTATTTATTATTGCATCTTCGTCATACCAAGTATTTGTGTTAGAACTTGCTGTCCCGTCATTCTCACCATGAATATCTTCAACATCTGTATTTGCTGCATTCTCATCTAATTTATAGTAAGCGATTAAGCCATCTATTATTGCCATTTTAAATTTTCTTGTTTAGTTCCTCCTGTAAACTATCTGCTAGGTCTCTTCCACTTAATCCATTTATGTTTTCAATATAAATTGTTACTCCAGCAGCCCTTCCTGCAGGGATAACGGTCTCTCCTTTATGAACCATTGCGAGTCCTGTATGTGGTACTACTCCCCCTTTCTGGTATCCTGGAATACTCCTATTTGAACCTCCAAATAAACCCCCAAATACACCAGACAATACTGATGTTATAGGTGTTGTTACTAAATCTATGAACTCACTGACAAGGTTTATTATAAATATTAATGGGTCAACAAATGCTTTTATAGCACCTACTACAAAATCAATTGCGGGTCTAAGTTCATAAAACATTGCAACTGCTAAACCTACAACATTCTTAATTAGGTCAGTTAGTGGAGGCAATAAAGGAATTATGACATCTTTTAATAACTCCATAATTGTAGGAATTAATTCGGCTACTGCTGGAAGAAGGGCTTCTAAAATATCCATTGCAACTTCTGCTAATTGGAGTCCAACTTCTATCACTACAGGAATTAATTCCTTAAGAACAGGCACTAATCTAGAGAGTACTTGACCAATGAACTCGCCCACCCTTTGTACTAACATTATGATTACGTCTTTATTTTCATCTAACACTTTTGCAAATGTCTCAAGAATTCCTAATAATGAATCTGCTATTATTGTTCCTAATTGAATTAGAATTGGCAATACTGCTCTTAATATTGGAACTAATGCCGTTAAAAATATTCTTGCAATTTCTCCTATCTTTTTTATAAATTCCATTAAGACAGGACCGCTATCTCCTATAACTGCTCTAACAAATTCAAATGCCATTTTCAGTCTTCTTCCTATAATTTCTATCAAAGGTTTCAAAAATGATATAATTTCTTTAATTGCCTCTATCATTTTCGGTATAACTACCACTGCTCCCTTTAACACAGTTCCAATAAATTCCGCAAATACAGGAATAAGTGGTTTCATTGCTGGTAGAACATCACTTTTAATTACTTTAAATAAATCTAATAAAATGGGGATTAATTCTTTACCTAACTCTTCAAATAATAATCGAGACTCATTTTTTAATATTTGTACTTGTGATGCAAATGTTTCATATCTTTTTTCTGCTTCTTCCACTAAAGCTATGTTTTCTTCCCATGCTGTAACTTGAATATTTAAAGAATCAGTTAATGTATCTCCACCAGCTGCTAATCTTAAAACAGTATCTCTTAATCTTACTTCTGTAATACCTAAATCTTCTAATGTAAGTAGTACATCTCCTCCTTGTTCTTTAACATTTCCTAATCCCACAAAGAAAGTCTGTAAAGCTTTTGATGCATCTTCTTGAAATGCCTGTATAAATTCTGCAGAAGTCATTCCTGCAACTTTAGCAAATTTTTCTAATTCTGGTGAATTAGTTGCAACCATACTACTCATATTAATCATAAATTTAGATATGGCTGTACCACCCATTTCTGCTCTTACACCCATAGAACTAAGTGCTCCTGCCCAAGCCATTACTTCTCCTTCAGTCATATCTAATGCCGCACCTGCACCAGCTATTCTCATTCCCATTGATACAATTTCTGCTTCTGTTGTTGCTAAATTATTTCCCAAATCAACTACTACTGAACCCAATCTATCTACTTGGTCAATAGGCATATTCATAATGTTAGCAAATCTTGCAAAGTCTGTTGCTGCCTGTTCTGCTGTAAGATTTGTTGTAACTGAAATATCTGCGATTGTTTTTGTGAACTTTGCAATATTGTCAACCCCTTCTACACCTAATTGTCCTGCAATTTCTCCAATACCTGCCAACTCTTCAAAGGTCAGAGGTATCTCTGTAGTTAATGTTTTAAATCTATTTTCTAATTCTTCAAATTGTTCTTCAGTCAATTCTACTGTTTTTCTAACTCCAGTAAATGCGGTTTCAAAATCAGCAGCTATTTTAACGGCACTAATACCAATACCAGCTATTGCCGCAGCTATTGCAAGGGCTCCTGCAATAGCAATTTTACCAATATTTTTTATACTTAAACCAGCCTTAGTAAATATTCCACTAAAATTATCTACGGCTTTAATAGTGATTGCTACAGTAGCACCACCTGCTATTCCTCCTAATATTCCATCTGGCATTATCTTCTCCTCCTTACTTTACTCGCTTTTTTCATTTGCTTGTTTTGGTTTCTCATGTATTTATCTATATACCTCACTGTTGCATTGTAATCTACTAAACTCATCTCTCTTACATCCTTGATTCTCCAACCATAAAATTTACAAATACTTAGTTCTCCTTCTCTTCTACGGCTGGCTTCCGAAAATCCGCAAGACCATTAACCTCATTCACTAATTTCTGTAATTGCACTCCTTCTTTCATAGACAACTTTCCTACTTCTTCTTCAGTCAAACCAGTAGAAAACATTAGAAGTTTCTTAATCTTCTCTGCCATTGTTGTAGCATCTTCTAATGATAGTCCTTGCATATATGTTATTTCTTTTACAGTATACTTCTTTCCGTTAATTTCTATTTCCTTTTCCATCTTAAAATATAGCTCCAATTAATAACTTTATCAACCAAACAAAAAATAATATCGATGTTACCCCAACTCCGATTAATAAAATCTTACTTACTATGTTCTGTATTAAGTTAAGTTTTTTCATTTTTACCTCCTGAATTTAATAAATTTACAATTATGATAATATTCTCTTTCAAATTTATCTAACTTTACAAAGTACATAATACCATAAAGGCTGATATACAGACCTTATGATGGTATCCAAGGGTTATAGTGTTCTATTGTATCCCAAGTTGAACCTGCTATATTTTTAGGTTTTATTTCCAAAGTAGTTTCGTTTAATCCTTCCATTGTAGATGGATTATCCATACTTATAATTTGACATCCACTCATTTCAAAAGTTGCGTGTTTGCTTCCTGTTGTATCTGCATCTAAGTCTAATTCTGCATTAAATGTGCTTCCGCCCTTGTACATCTTATCATATATCCAAAATGCGTCATCACTTGGTAAATCCATAGTTAAACTCAATGTATAGTCTCTGTTTCCTGCAACTGGTGGTGCAATTAATCTACCATGGAATCTTCCTAATGCACTGCTTCCAATGTAATGGTCTACTTGCATATTGTTATTAATTGCCAAAGAAAACTCTTTTGCTGTGTCCATAGGGCTTCCTGCCAAGGTCAATGTACAATCATGCCACATATATGGTTTTGTTCCACTATCTACAATTGTTGTAGTTGTTCCTGATGGTGTATATGTTAAACTTTGTCCAATATAATTTACATCTACTACAACTTTTTCACCTTGTCTTGCTGTAATTGTTACTGTATCTAAAACTGCTCCTGCTATAGTTCTGATGAAATTTCTACTTGCTCCTGGTGCTTGTTTACTATCTTCAATGCTAAAACACATAGGCACAGTCATATCTGTTCCAGTACCACTTGCAAAAACATTCTGGCATACATCACTTTCTACTTCTGTCAATTTGTGTACACAAGTACTTGCTGATGCTCCACTAATATCTGTAACTGAACCAATAGCCCAAAAAGGCATTCTCATATCCACTGGATGGAAAGTTATTGTTCCTGTAACATCCTGTGGTCCTTGGTCAAATCCTTCAAAAGACCTTGTAGCTGTTCCCATATACCTGCTTTCCATTAATCCTTCTGAATCATCTATTGAATGGTCTGTAACTTCTCCTAACCAGAAAGTACTTCCGCCATCTTGCATTTCACTTGCATAGCCTCCGCTCTCAAAAATTCCTATTACTTTGTTTTGGTCTGCTCCGTATCTAGCCATTATTTATCCTCCTATATTTATTTATTTGAATATTTTCTTCTTTTAGGTGTCTCTTGTTCATTAGTGTCCTCTTGCTCTTTAGGGGCCTCTGGCTGTGTTTTTTCTTCCTTAGCTAACTTAGCTAATTCCTTATATTCGTCTTGGTCTGCCATATTATTTCCTCCAAATTTACTTTGTTCTATTTTCGTATAGGTTCTTAAAGAAATACACGAATGGTCCTGTTATCCATGCATATTCTGCAGGTATTCCTGCCAATAATGCTAATGCAAAAGGTATCAAAAGATATGCTGAATTCTTAACAGTTTTCCATAAACCTATCCAAAATCTATATTTTTGTTTCATTTTATCCTCCATTAAATTTAATTAATGTTTTTTAATATACCTACTTGCTTCTACAGTAGTACACCCAAGTGCAGCTGCAACTTCTCTTGTTGTAAGACCAGCTTTAGACAATCTCTTTGCTTCGGTTTCCATAGCTGAAACAACAGGTAATTGATACTCAATAGTTCCGCTTACTGTTGATGCTGGTTCAGACTGCCACTTTGAAGTCTTAGTTATTTTCCTTTTAGCTGTCTTCTTTTTGGCTGTTTTCTTTGTTTTTTTCATTTTAACCTCCTTATACATTGAAAAATTTATATTGTATATTTAGTATTCGTGATTTTGGCTGGTCTTCCCCTGGTTCGTCTAATTCGCTTGAACTCAATAATTTAAAGTCATGTAAGTTATTTGCTATAGAACCAGTGCTTGCCGTAAATTGAATATCTCTAAGATGTTTATAACAATCATTTGATAATTCATCTTTCTCTTTTTGGTTTCTCCCCCATGTCCTAACTTCTATATTAAGTGTGACATCCATTGAAGTAACTTGCATTCCAGCAGGCAAAGCCTCTTGATTTGTTAATTTGATTGTTATTAATGGGTACTGAACAAATCTCTGTGGATAACTTGTCATAACAAATTTAGATTGAGAACTTCTTTTTCCAACTAAAGGGTCTGTAATTTTTAAGAGTTCTGTCTTTATGAAGAATAATACATCTCGTATGAAAGTTGCACTTTCTACTGCCATTTTGACTCGCTTGTCATTTTCTTTCCTGTTTTCTTTCCTAGTCCTCGCTTGGACTAATTATTAATATACTATTTTGTTTAAATAGTTTGGGTAAGCCACTATATATTCTTTATCTGGCCTTTTAACATCTCATTTATTTTCTGTTTGTTTCTATCTAATGAATTATTAAAGTGTCTTCTTGCGGGCATTCTGCTTGTTCCATATTCAAGATGTTTAGCATAAGAAACAGGTGAAAAGATTGTTACTTCATTTGGTTTAGCATTAAAATCTACACTCCCTAAGAACTTTCCAGTATCTACACTTGTAGGTTCTGCTTTATGTCCACTGATACTTAATTTTACTTCATTCTGCATGTGTCTTCCCACTTTTGTCATAGATTCTTTTATTTCTCCATTTACATTCTTCCCCTTTAATTTAAGAAGAGCCATTGCCATCAATCCTTGAACATTAATGCCTACTACCATCATGATTCTCCTATAAAACTCCCATTTGTTAGTCTTCGAATAAAAACTTTCTTGTAAATCTGAGTTCCTTCTACTTCATAAGGAATGCCCCCTTGTGGAATTATTGTATAATTATCTATTTGAGTTGGAGAGCCTGTCATCCCAATCTTGACTTTAATATTACTTCCTACTCCTGTAAAATCCAAACTGCCATTTACATACATTTTTTGGTCTTGGTTGTTTAATTTTCCCTGCTCTACCAAAATTACATCTTCAGAGCCATATTTGTTACTCAAGGGTAGTACTATTCCCGATGTCCATACTTCAGACCCAGCGACTTCTGTAAGGGCGACTTCATCATCCCAAACAGACCCAGCAACTTCAGAAAAATACCTAATTCTAACAGGTTTGCCTGCCTTGCTAATTACATTAGCCATACCTGCTGATAATGTACCTGCAACTCCCATTTAAGCTCCCAAACTCCTTTTAATTTGAACTTTTCTACCAAGTGCTTTTAATTCCTTCTCTCCAAAAAGTCTGTATTGTTCAGCACTCATTTCCTCTCCTGATTCTTCGATAGAAAGCTCTGCTAATTTAACTTTTTCTCCTCCTGTTTGTGCTTGAATAAAATCAAGTGTATCTGCCTTAGAAAAATGTACGATTGCTGGCTGATATTTTGCTCCAATAGATTGAGAACCTATTACATCTCCAGTATAATTTGCGACATATTGCCGAGCCATATCTACTATCTCAACCATATTGCCTGAAACTCCTGTTGGAACTTGTAAATTTTCAACTATAAAAGTAGCGATACTTCCAATGCTTGATAGTTGGTCTGCCATTTTATTTTAATGGCTTAATAGTATTCAATAACTATTCCTAAGCCAGATTTACCAGTACCT